CCCCCCTGCCGAACCCCCAACTTCAATCGGCACTGGGCCAGGAACTACACGCCCAGCGCTGTTAGGGTCTGAGGCTGCTGAGAAAAATGCAACACCTGTTTCTAAACCGTTAATCAATAATCTGTTTTGGTAAAAATCACCTACGACTGGAATTGGATTTGATACCTCATCTAAAATTACATTGCTTCTGTTAAGTTGTGTTATTGTTAGTCCAGTAATATCATCAGTGGCTAGTCCAAAAACGTTCAGACCTACTACTGCGGATGTTGTCGTGTAACTTCTCATTAACGGTACGGACATTTTATAGACTCTCCGTTAATGTGTTATCTAAAGCTGTTGATGTTGTACGGCCACCGCCAAACATTGTTGCGGCTGCACCGACTACAGATTCTACTCCACCAACTGAATAAGCAGCAATACCTTCGACTGCTTTACCCATTGTTGAGTTCATAAAACCAGGTGCTACCATATTGCCCACTAGACCTAATAGTGTTACAACGCCTGCACCGGCTAGAATCTTATTGACTGTTTTACCTGTTTTTAGTTTAAATGCCATTCTCCATTCTAAGAATAGAGAATGACTTAATAAGTATTCCTTTAATTAAAAGCATGGTTGTTCTTTCGAAGATATTGCCACTAATAGCCGCCGGGGTGGGCATCTTCTTTCTAGTAAATGCTATTACTAGACCGGCCCACGCCCAACAAACAGCCGGAGCATTAACTTCTACTTTTGGTTCATTAGGTTCAGCCGGTCAAGCGATTGCCGGTTTAGGTCAGGGAATTGGTGCTGGGTTATCTGGTCTATTTCAGCCAGTTTGGGAGGTTTCAAATTTATTTGAACGATTTTCTAGTTTAGCTGCAGGGTCTGCTAATGTCTCACCTGTAGCACAAGTATCAACTGGTGAAACTAGTGCTGCCACTGTTATCTTCTCTAGTGGGACTGACAGTCCACGTATTACCACCAGACCTAGTACATCAGGGGGCGCAAATTTATCGAGTTTAGGTTCCCAAAAGGCATCAGGTGGAGGCTTTAGGGCAGCATGAAAAAAGGAAGTGCTGAAGCCAAAGCGTGGGGTCGTAAGATGAAACGACTTAGACGAGGTAAATCTACCAGGAAAGGTGGCGTAAGGAAAACTGCTCGTAGAGCGTATAAAGGGTTGAAAAAACGCACTAGACGGTCAAGATGTATTACTAAATGCGTAACTAAAAGATATAAGAAAAAATCCGATAACTGGTCATTTTAAACCCACAGATATTTCTCACCTTTACACTTAGGGCAGTCTATAGTGGTATTATAGATGGGGTCTATTTTGTTAGAACCTGTCTGTAAGTCTACTGTTCTTACTATTCCATGAGGTATGCCAGTTTCTGTATCTGCACAACAATCACAGGGTTTGTACTCCTTGAGTTTCAGTTCCAGGTTGGGCCGGCTTATTATTGGTGTTGGCAGATTTGATTTTTTCATAAATTCGTTCAACTATAGCAGGGTCTTTCTTAACTGCTTCTTCGACCTGTGGAACCAGGAAAGATGCAGCCTTTTGATACTTCTTTGGGATTAATTGCATAATAACCTCGCCGAGGCCCGAGTCTTTCATGTCTGAATCGGTTACTGTATTACCATTTTTCAATCTGTTTACGGCGCCGTTTAATCTTTTTAATTCAAGTGCGTGTTCAGCGTCCCCTTCTTTTTTACGGTCTGCTAAATATTTAATGTCACTTTCAAAGTCTTTAATCCTTTGTCGAGAGTGTTTGTTAGTAACTGAACGACTCCGAGCGACGAACATACAAGAAATACCAGCAGATATACTCGCCACCAAGATAAGTGCTGAAGATAGAAGCTCTTCCATACCATAATTATCAAACAATTGCTTAGTTGTAAGTGTTTTCTATATGATTCTACTTGTTTTTACCCCCCTTTGCCTAGTTTTAGTTGACAAAAACGCCTAACTAACCTAGTGATTATTTGAATTTGTCTTAAAAGTCTCGTGGAATAATCAGCGCAATACGCTCCTAGGGGATATGGTATCGGCTGGGGACGAAAAAGAAGGGGGCTGGTTGTATATATTTTCAGCCAAAACAAATAATATATATTATAGTACCACTTAGCATTATTATGTCAATATTTGACCCAAACGCTGTAACCAAACCAGAACGAGAACGAAGATTAAAGTCTGCACAAAAAGAAACTAAAGTAGCCAAAACTATTTCCATCCCTATTAGTTATTGGGCCTTACTTGACCAGGTTCGAAACAAACTAGGTAAGAAAAACGCCAATGAGACGATTATGTATTGTGTTAAACAAATAGGAATTGAGGAAGGTTTAGAATCTTGAAAAGAAAATTATTATACATTAATTGGGATTATATTTTTAATCATTTAAGAGATTGTGAATATTGCCAATCTGTTCAACCCTGCAATTTTAAAACATTATCAATGCAAGTTTTCGACCATCTAAACTGTGATTGTAAAAGATGTAAATCAGATTTCAAAATTAAAGAAAATATTGAGTGGAATAAAACTAAATGACAACTGAAATTATTCCTAGAGAAAAATGTAGAGTATGTAAAATCTATTTACAAAAAAACTGTCTTAATGATATTTGTATAAAATGTTCAAAGCAGTTTAATAAAATAAAAGACTTTGTGGTTTTTGAAAGAGCATTAGAATAATGAAAATGGAAATAATCGAAAGTGATTTGAAACAATTATTTCAATGGATAAAAAATTTGGATGAACTGTGTAAATCACAACAGGTTTTGATTGAACAACACCAGGATGCAATAGAAAGTTTGGAAGAACGAATTATCAATATAGAACTATACAGAGATTTCTATCTCAAAAAGTTAAGAAGATAACAAATAATTATTTTTTATTATAAAAAATTGAAAGAATAAATCTTAAAAATTTCTTTATTTTTTTTATCATATGTTTACTTTAAACAAGCTGGCCGTACTCCCTGCTGTTATAGTAGGACTTCCTCCATCAATGGCGTAAATTTCAATTTCAGATAAGGAAGTTGCTGTAATATTTACATTACCAGAACAGACTTCCTGACCTGATGCACCTACGAAAGTAGAAGACATTAAGATGTTTGGAGTTTGCGATGTTTGGTCTACTTGAATATCCATCAGACCAAAAACTCTCGCGCCACTAGTTTGTGTGCTGTATGGTTTGAAATGTGTTTCATTAGACCATTGACTAAATGCACCTGCTCCGCCTGTCATTTTCAATCTTTGCATATTATACTGAGCAGCACTTGACCCATTAAGTCTTATAGCGAGTTCAACGGCAGCAGCACTAATTCCACCATTAAACACGTACACAAATTTTGATACAGCCGAACCAGATATAGCTGCAAATGAAAGTGTAATATCATTAGCTGCACCGCCTAATGTTGTAGTCGAAATTAATTCGTATGCGGGAGTAGTTGCTGCTGCTGCTACCCAACTAGGTGCAGAACTAGCAGCCACTGCAGTTAATGTCTCTCCGGCTGGAACTCCAGGATATGCTAACTGTTGTAAATGCGCACCGTCAGAATAAAAAACCTCTCCGGCTGCTGATTGAGATTGTGTAATGTTGTTAAAGTCAAGTGGCCCACCATCTTGAACCACAGTTCCGTCATGGGAATGACTTTTAAGAATATTAGTGCCTCCTCCTGAAAATCCCATTGTTTAACCTCTAGCCTGGTTAAATCGTTCGGCTTCTGTACTTATATAAATTGGTGAAACTTGAGCTAAAATGTCAGTTGTTCCGGCTGCACCGGCTACTATCTGAATACTGACAATACTTTGATTGTTTATGTTTTGGTCTGCACCTGCAGATAATTGAATTGCCGGCTGACCGTTAATGGAAAAACTGCAACGGTTAAGTGCATCCTGATTTTTAATTGCTGCTGAAATTGCATATGCTCGGTATTGTGTTGGATAATGAATTGTCTGTGTTGTACCGGCTAGAATAATGTCAGCGACCATTGTGCTTTCCGCTGTTGTATCAGATGGTTTAACGTTTACGTGGTATCCTTGAATTACTTGAGGCATTATCTAAAATAGATTAGCGTATTTAATTAGGAAAGAATAGTTTGCTGCTACACCGGCGTTTTGAACGGAGTTATAGGCTACTTGCTTCCCCCCTGCCGAACCCCCAACTTCAATCGGCACTGGGCCAGGAACTACACGCCCAGCGCTGTTAGGGTCTGAGGCTGCTGAGAAAAATGCAACACCTGTTTCTAAACCGTTAATCAATAATCTGTTT